TCTTTTGTATAATTCATTTAATCCTCTTCGGGTGTAAAAACAATGTGAAAATCCTGATTTGGTTCCCAAACCAACTTAAAACTTCCGTCATCCTGGCAGTCCACTCTTACATTTTTTGAGTACTCCAGGAACTCTACTGGGATATTCTCTGCTCCCATAACATCGCTGAGATCGCACAGAACTTCGTCGTATGCTTTTTCTACTTTCTCAGCTTCGGTCTCCATTATCTGCATACTTTCCCAGCCATCCTCAATGTGTTTGTAGACGTCTCGCAAAGCATTCTGTAGATTACTGAGTCTGTTCATAATTAATGAAGTCTCAGCATCCTCTGGATATTTCTTTCTACTTCGAAAATCAATAATGTCACCCATGACTGGTACCTCCGATAGTCAGCATAGAATTTTCTCCTTAGATTTCAGACTCATGTATTATCTCAAATTTCAACAAGAATGTCAAGAAATATTTTTGAACACGCATAAAAAAATCCCCGACAGGATGGGCCTGCCAGGGATTTTGCCTTTCGTCCGTGGTCGAGGGTTTCGACGCCTCATTGCAATTAAAGACCACTAATAAAAAGGACTTCCTCCTATAGTTGTAGTGATACGCACCTACCTCCAATCACGTATCTAGGTTTGCACTGCAGATACAACCTACCTCTGTTTCGTTTTTGTTGAGCCAGAATCCGAAACCGCGCCAAAGCTATAACTGGCCGTGTACCAACGCCCGTACACACGGGGGATCGATATAGTACCTCGATCAGGAAAGCGAGCTTCAGTAGCCGCTAGACTAAGATGGTACTTTTTAACGTGCTTTGCCATCTCACATTAGCACACTGTCCCGCTAACGATGCCTTTTAACCTTGTACACAGGAGGGTCAACGAGGGCGGGACGAATTAGGTGTGGGGCTCCGGATAGGCCGAGTTAACTTTTACCGGGATCTTTACTGTCTTATCGCGAGTGGGTAGCACACTCTAGGCGTCCATGACTTCCCCAAAACTTGGTCTATTTCCAAGATTTGAAAAGATATTATACTTGAAAGAACCACAAAAAGTCAAGAATTATTTTTTCGAATGTCCGATATTTTCTCAAATCTTTTGTGGCCTGTTTCCCCATCAGTGTACTCAATTACAAGCGCATCAGCGTTCATGTGCAAAATCGGAGCGGGGTTTCTACTCGCTTCAATCATGTACGACTGTATTCGAAAACATACTGAGTCAGCATTCTCTTTTAATATTGCACCCATTACAATGATACTCCTTCCCGTAGGCTTTGCAGAATCTCGTGAATTTGACCGCTGGTGAGGCTGAGAACACACATAAGATATGCGTGCAATCCCATTGAATCACCACGTTCGTAGTAATCATAAATTACTTCGCGCTCATACTCTCCCAGGCCAAACCATGTTTCATCGTAGCCTGTTTGCTTTGCATGTTTTTTGCGGTCTACCATTGTGACCGCACGATTGAATTTATGTGCGTGTTTTGCGACAAAGTTATTCATGATGTCCTCCTACCCAAAAAGGGGCCGAAGCCCCTGTGATTATGAAAGTGCGGCGAACAGTGCCTCAAGGTCTTGCTTGTTTGCCTTGACCAGAGAAGGCAGTTCAACACCCAGCTTGCTGTTGATCTCAGCAACGATAGTCTCCTTCTTGACTACGGGAGCACCAGTCTTGGTGACACGAGTCGGAGCTTGGTAGATACCGAGGGTTGACAGCTTGGCGATGACAGAGCGTGGGCTCTTGTCGAAGCGCTTAGCCAGTGAGTCTACAGTAGAGCGAACAGGGTTAGCCTCGTACTCAGAAGTGATAGTGGCAACCATTTCCTCAGTGTAGTTTACAGCTTTTGCAGATTCAGACATATAGTTTCTCCCGAAATTTGTTTGTTTCCCAACTTTTGAAAATACATTATAGAGTAATTTGAGCATCTTGTCAACAACTTTTTTAGTTTTGGTAGTAATCTTTTACCATTTGTTTTGCGACCTGGCGAGCTTCTACTTCCCAAGGTGCGTTCCAGTACTCTAAGCTATCAGTGTCCTGAAAATCGCCGGTGTAGTAATCACCCAGCCAGTATACTTTTGTTTGGTTTATATCCTGCAGGTAGCCCAGGGCATACTGCACAACGTGTTGGAGTTCGTGGAACAGAGTTTCTACAATTTCTTGCTCATCTTGTGTGCCATCAATATGCACAATATACTTGGTATCAGCGTCAACAGCAGAGCCTGGGGCATAAGGTGTTCCCACCAATCGAATATCAACTTTCAGATCAAGTTTGTACAGATCCAGCATCCAAAAGGCATGGTGAAAGGCACGACGTACAAGCCATCTTTTGCGTTCAGTCCATGTGCTTTTAGCTTTCGTTATGTACTTTACTTTAGTCGTCAAGTTTTACTTTCTCCCGTAACCATGAGTATAATTCAATTGCACCATCGTCGTATCCGTTTGGGTACTCCTCCTCTGGAAGCAAACACCGTATAGTGTATAGGAATGCATCCAGCTTAGACATACCGTCCATACGCATACCAGCATACAAGCTAAAGGCTTCAAATTGAATATCGTTCATACATAGTCCTCCGATTTATGGTAACTATTATACTAAAGTTTGGGCAAGTTGTCAACACTTTTTTCCGGATTGGTCGCCAGGCAGACGCTGACGAATTCCGGGGGGCCGCGCACGACCTCACCGTGTCAAGGATTATTTTGTCCAATTGTGGCAAATTTTCTCGAATTATCTTACCGTAAGTGCCCGCAATTTGTCAATATGCACAAAAACCTAAAATAATCCTTGACAACCCCGCCTGGGTTATGATATAATACCAGGGTTGGGCACGGGGTCTAAGAGACTAGCGCCGCAAATTATTTTGGGCAAAGCTGCAAAAAGTACTTGACATCGTCGCAATACTACTGTATAATCGGCGCGCAGACCAGGGCGCTTAAAAACAATTTGGGCCACACCCGCAAAAAAGACTTGACAAATCGCTCGCGCACTGTTACAATGGCGCAGGCACCACCAAAGAAAATCGTAGTCGTACTACTACTGGCGCGGGCGCGCCAAAATCCTGCTGTCAAGCGGTTTGAACAGCCCCTGGCCGGAGGCTGTTCCACGTGGAACATCACCCCCACAAGTACCATATTGCGCCGCCCCAGATTGCAAGGTCGGTGATGATTGAATAAGCAAGGTATGCCAGTGCAAGATATCGCATTTTATTTCTCCAGTAGCCAGCGAGCGGAAGGTGAGCGAGCCATGCCCGCATCGATAAGTTGAGCGCGTGATTTTGGGTCGTGTATGATGGCGTTCAAAATCACAGATTCGTAGTCCCGCGCATCTTCGAGCGCAGTGTGAGGCTCTGCCGGTAGCGTAGGGTCAAGGAACCGCGCGACATGATCCGCTTTGCTGGACAGTTTGCCGCCTTCAGTGAACCAACCATTTTGTCGGCAAGCCGCCTGATATTCGTTAGTTGGAACGATAACGGTACGCGCCGCCATCATAAGATCGAAACGCTGACCAAATAGTGAAAGGTCAATATCAGTGTTTCGGCATTTGCCCCAATCAAAGCCGATATTGTAGGCAGTCAAAACAGGCTCGAAAGTACGGGCAACCTCTGCCAGCCAGCGATTGATAAAGGCAACCGAGGCAACCGCGCGTTGACCAGAGGCCAGCAAGTTGCGATATTTCTTCTCCGTCAGTTTCGGGTTACCGAGTGACCAGTGAAAATCGACGGAACCAAAAATGCCGTCAACCAAAACGCCGAGAGATGAAACAATATTGTTTTTGCGATCGACGACAACCGCGCCGAAATCGGCCACGCGTTGATCGCCGGTAGTCTCGCAGTCCACGATCAGGTAGTAGTGCTTTTTCATGCTGATAGCCTCGCATTGAGTGAAATAGAATCATACGCCCTAATGCCGATACGGTCAAGCATTTTGAGCACGTTTTTGTTATCGTCATAAAAGACGGTAGTGGCACAGAATCGCGCCCAAGTCATAGAGCGAGTGCGCGCATATTCGCGGATCATACGCTCTTTAAGCTCTGCATCGGGCGTGATCTCAAAAGGTCGACGCGAGAGGCAAGCATCCCAGCGCAGGCCGTGAATCCGCAAAAATTCGTAATCATGTTCGCCCATCACGCGAGCAGTGCAGATCACGATGGTTACGTTTTTCTTTGCCAACCGTCGCCATTCTTTAGCGAGGGGTAGCAAGGTGTCGCGCATAATGTTGGCGCGTGTGTTGTTTCGACGCCACGCCGCCAAATCAAGCGAACCATCGGGCCGCGTGATTTGACGGTGAGAGCTATCGATAGCAGTGTGGTCAAGATCAAAAAAGAAGTGCATAACAATATCCAATAATTCCAGCCAGATTCAAGAATACCAAATTGAAAGCCCGAATGTCAAGCGCCTGAACCGTCAGCAATGCAAGCCCTATGATAGCGGCAACCTTTCCAGCATCCGTATCAATCGCAAAGGGAGCGAGGGCCATACAGATGGCCCCAACCCAAGCGGCGGCGGCTATCATCGGATAGACGCCAGCAAGCCCGACAAAGCGCGAGCGGTGGCTTTTTCCAAGCCATCCAAGTCACGCGCATCGGCATCGAGCGCCTTAGCGATAGCGGCGACATATTCCGCTTTGCTAGTAGCGCGAGTGCCCTTGACCGGACGCTTGGCCGCCTGATAGGGCAGACCGAGCGAGCCAATCTTGGCAACGATAGAACGCTTGGATTGTCCAAGCTCTGCGGCAAGTTTAGCGGCGATTTCGCCGTTAAGTGTACCGTATTGCTCTGCGGCTTTTTGCAGGGCCGCAACCTGAGTTTCAGTGTATGGCATAAGTGCCTCCAGTAGTAAGGGTCAAGCGCCCATCGCTCAACCTTGAAACGAATTCTCTCATATTGAGATCAGAAAGTCCAGAATTATTTTTGTGACATATTACCATTTTCGCGCGCTTGGACGTTGATCCCAAATGCCCCACGCGATAGCGATCAGCGCGGGAGATGCGAGTCCGACGAAGATAAAAATTTGCAGTGCAGTCATGGCAAGCGCCTCCAGTTATTGAGTGCCAAGTCTAACCCATCCTGGGCCATGATGTACAGAAAAATAATTGTAAATAATTCACAAAAAATGCTTGACCGCCAGGAGCTCCTGTTGTATAAGGGGGCGGTAATGAGACTCGTTCTCATTTAGCGCGGCCGCGCACCCCTTCACGTACAACTTGGGATATTTTTGAGATTTCCAAAAGGGTGCTCAAAAAAATTTCTTGACTTTCATACTCTTCTTCGATATAATATTTCTAGAAAATTTCATAGGAGTACCAAAAAGCACTCTCCGGAGTCAGAGAATCACAATGATAGAAGTAGCTGCGGCTGTGTCCATGGCAACCTCTGCGTATAAAGCAATTAAGACTGCTGTAGAAACTGGCAGAGAAGTAGAGGACATGCACTCCTTTTTTGCGCGCTTCTTTGATGCAAAGGAACAATTGTCCGAAGCTGCAGTAGAGTCACAGAATCCTTCAATGGTAGGTAGCATTTTTGCAGGCAGCAGTGTCGAAGCTCAAGCACTCGAAGTGACTTCAGCAAGATATAAAGTGGCAGCAATTGAAAAGCAATTAAAAGAGTTTCTCATATATTCGGGACAATCAGACTTTTACGATGACATGATGAAAGAGCGCAGACATATTCGTCAGCAGCGAATCGCAGCAGCGGAAGCACGAGCTCGAAAGAGAGCATTCTGGATTGATGTAGGAGCAGTAATTTTTGGTTTCGTATCAGTTATAGCAATTTTTACAGGATTTTTTGCAATTATAAAATGAAAATATTAATCGCCTGTGAATACTCGGGCAGAGTAAGAGATGCATTTACAAAGAAAGGCCACTATGCTATGTCGTGCGATATTTTGCCGACTGAAAGCGAAGGGCCACATTATCAGGGTGATGTACTCGATGTACTAAATGATGGATGGGATATGATGATCGCGCATCCACCTTGCACATATTTAGCATCCTCTGGCCTACACTGGAACAAAAAACGTCCAGAGCGAGCACTGAAAACAGAAGCAGCTTTGGAGTTTATTACAACTTTGTGGAAGTCGCCCATTCGAAAGGTAGTTTTGGAAAATCCTGTGGGCTGCATCAACACACGACTCAAGTTTATGCCGAAGCCTCAATATGTCCATCCCTATATGTTTGGAGATGATGCTAGCAAAAAGACAGGGCTATGGATGAGAGGTCTAGGCAAACTTGAACCAACAAAAATGATACCGCCACGAATCGTTGAGACCCCGTCAGGAAGAAAGTACCAAAGATGGGGCAATCAATATGATTGTGGACGAGATAACACACCGAACACACCAGATCGTGCAAAGATACGATCTTTAACATTTCAAGGCCTGGCAGATGCTATGGCGAATCAGTGGGGCTAATATGAATTGGAGCGTAGTAAATTTAAACTACTTATTGCACGATCAACAGCTATTACGATATAATATTGTAGAGAGTATTGACTGGAGCGTAACAAAGCAGTCAGGAGACTTCACAGTAGAAAAGCATGGTACTGTAAATCTAGGAGCTTCAGGAGACGTATTCGTACCCTTTGCAGATATTACAGAAAGCACTGCAATTAACTGGGCAAAGAATGCTTTAGGAAGTGCAGCAGTAACACAACTAGAGGCTGATATGGATGCAGAACTTGCACTGCTCAATACTCCTACTCATGGCTTCGGAGTTCCTTGGACTGAAAGTGGGATCTAATGTCTACATGGTCTTTTACAGAATATCTTAATACTAGCGGCTACCCTCTAGGTACTCATTCTTCTTGGTCACAGTATACTGCAACAGTAGTAGCAGGTGATACTGTAAATGTACGCACAATTTACAATGGCACTGATTCAACCGCAGTCAGTATTAATTTTGTTAATAGTCCAAATGGTTCTACTACAGTAAATGACCCAGATCCCACTACTAGCTCCGCCGCAGGTTTAGACAGAACTTGGACAAGCAGTGGCTTCAGCAATAGTAATCATCATACTCGATGGTTCTTTTTTAAGAGTGGTGGAGATACTAGTAATCAAGGTCAAAGGTCTGTTCGAATTCTTACAATCCCCAGTACTATGGGCTGGTCTGGAGTTGCAGCAAATATTGAGCAAGGAACATCAGGTAATGCAGTGCTATCAATTCCAAGTAGTTTTGAGCCCTATATTCAAGGAACAGCTTCAGAGAGTGGGGACGGTCAGTTATCTACAAATGGTAGTAAAGATGAAAGATTTCATTATAGAATAACAAGTTCTTCAAGTTCTAATACAGCAGTAAGTGCAGGATTTGCTTCTGCCTCTGGAGATTTTTCAGGGCCCTCTAATGGAGATTTTGTAAGTATCTCTCCGGGCTTTTCTACTCCTGCAGGAACTTATTATATAAAGCTATATCATTATGACTATACTGGTAGTACCGGCACTAGTGCTACTTTACTTGATACAGGTTCCTTTACTGTAACTGCTGCCGCAGCCTTAGATACTTCAATCACTCTTACAACTGATAAATTTACACTTACCGAAACGGCCTCAAGTTATTCTGGGCATACAATGACAGGGGGAGGAAACAATACTCTTTACTACATTTTAAATGTAAGCAACTTTACAAATGGGAGTAACATTGATGCTTTGCGGCAAAATGGAGATAGTAGATACATAGCGCGAACTTTTAGTCAAAATGCTACCCGAACTTTTGAAACTGTACAAAATGCAGGAACAATTACAAATGACTTACCTAGCACAGGAACTTTTGATACCTATTATGTATATGCTGCAAATGGTAATGGACTAAATAGTACAAAGTTAACTAATACCTATACTGTAGGTAGAGCAGACACAAGTATTAGTTTAACTCCAAGCACCACAAGCCTTTCGGCTACAAGCACTGCTGATGTTACTGTAAACGTTACAGGAGACACTTCAGGAACTCAATACAGACTATATACAAATAATATTCCTAGATGGGTTAGTACTTATACTAGCAGTGGGGGCTCGAGTGCTACTGACTTTACAATTTCATATGATGAAGCTGCTGATGGAAGTGCGGGAACCGGAGTTACAGAGCTTCCAGGCCTTGGACAAACTTTTACTTATTTTTCTCAAGCAAGAGTAACCAGTCAAGGAGGTCCTTTTATAAATACAGGGGATTCCTTTACTATAAGTAGAGCTGCCGCAGGCACCTTTAGTGTATCTTCTCCAGCTTCAGTTAATGAGGGACAAAACTTAACATATACTGTAACAACTACAAATGTTGTAAATAATACTACAGTAGGATATACAATCACAGGAATTACATCAGGCGATATTAGCTCCGGTAGTTTAACTGGAAATATAACAATCAATAATAATTCAGGAAGTACTACAATTGGACTTGCAAATGATAATCTTACTGATGGAAATGAAACTGCAGTTTTAACTCTAGCTTCTACTGATAGTACGGGCGCATCAACTGGCTCACCTTCTTCCTCTACAACTGTTGTAGATACTTCGAATCCCGGGTCTGGAGGAAGTAGTGGTAGTGGAATTAGTGGAGGTAGTGCAAACGCATATGGTTTAAAAATTAACAATAGTTCTGGAAATGTTATAATTGATGATACTTCTAGAATAGGAAACTTTTTAGCCACAGCCACAGTAACTTTTGCAAGTAGCAGTAGTAGTTCTCAAACAATATTTAGTACATTTGATTGCACTTCTAAAACTGTAACAGGATTTATTGTGCAGTGGACAGGAACAGTTTATCAAGGCCCTACAATTACTAGACCAAGTTCAGGAAATGGAGCTACAATTAGTCCCAACCCTAATCAATCCGGGTCAGGCACAGCCACAGTTATGTTAGTGAGATATTAAAATGAGTTACGGATTAAAATTTAGTGGCGCGAATAATCAAGTAATTTTTGACAGTGATAACTTTGGTGATGCAGAAATACTAACACCTTTAGACGGTCACCCTACTACTTCTAGTACCTCATTCACTTTTTCACCTTCAGATCTAGTATTTGTTAGAGTTACTGGCACTCACACTCTCAGTAATGGTACCGCCGCTACACTACGAGGAAATGTAACTTATAGTGGGAATACTCGAACGTTAACACTAAGTCAATCAACAGGTTTCTTTATTGCAAGAAGAACTAGCAGTGTTTCTGGGAATCATACAGGTGCAGGAACTTATGGACTACAACTAAAAAATAGTTCTGGCGACATAACTTTTAGTACGAGAAAATCAAATAATTCTATAAACGTAATACAAATATTTGATAATTTTGAAGTATCACATAATCAAACCTTTTTTAGTGGTAGCACAACAGGAATCTTTGTATCAATTGGTCATATGTTTTCGCAGGGCAATCTCTCAACTTTTGGGTGCTTTGACTTTTTTACTGATGGAATTAAATATAACAGTCAAATTAATGCAGGCCCTTTTGGTACCTTTAGTCTTCCCAATTTTGGCAGCTTAATTGTTGCTAGTGTAAGGAGTTAAAATGACACTAATTATTAAAAATATTGCAAGAGTTTCTACCGCAACAGGAGAAGTAAAAGTTGTAGAAACTGCTCCAGGCGCCAATCTTCCTGTAGAAGGAGTTGTGGGTGATGAAGAAATTATTTGGATTCCTTCAGAGGGGTGGGAGGGTATCGAAGACTTGCAGATTATAGAACAGTACTATAGAAAAGATGGAGCGTGGGTAAAGAGAGGCCCTCGTCCTACACCCGAACATTCTTGGAATACAGAAACAGAAGCATGGGAGTTAGATACGACGGTGCTTTGGATGAAAGTAAGACAGGACAGAGATCAAAGACTTTTTGTATGTGATTGGACTCAAATGCCCGACTGTGCACTTAGTGCTTCACAGAAAGATGCTTGGGCAATATATAGACAAGCATTACGAGATGTTCCGGCGGCAAATTCCTCTGTTACTTCTTTGAATGATATTACGTGGCCAACCCCACCTTCTTGATACCAGCCAAAAAAATAACTTGACATTTTAACCCTTTTAAAGTAGAATACACCTTATGAGTAAAGAAGTAACTACAATTTCTCCAGAGGGACTTGAAATTGCAAATTCATATTTGCAGTTCGGGAATATTCGGGCAGTTTGCGAGCATCTCCAAGTTAGAGAAAACACAGTTGTAGAAGCTTTAAATAAACGAGAAGTTAAAAAGTATATTGACACAGTATATCTTGATGTGGGCTTTCGCAATAAAAATAATATTGCGAGTGCCTTGGACGAGATTATTGCATCCAAACTTGAAGAAGCACAAGAAAGCGGCGTCTACTCCAGTAAAGACTTGGCAGACCTGTTACAGATTGCTCACAAGATGAGAATGGATGAAATCAAAGCGCAGGCCGACGCAGAAAAAGCCAATACAACGAACATTCGTACTCAGAACAATGTTCAGATAAATGATGGTAGCGTTCCATTTGGCCAAGGCAACTACGGTAAGTTGATGGAAAAACTATTAAATGGAACCGACGGTTGATAGTAATAGAGAAAAGCTTTACTCTTTAGAATCTCGCATGGCAGCTCATGAAGCTCAATGTGAAGAACGCTGGAAGACTACTTTTAATAGACTTGATGACATCGACTCTCATCTAGAAAGAATCGAGAGTAGAGTTATGGCTGCATCCGGCACTGTAATACTTTTTCTCCTGGGGCTAGTAGCCTCGCACTGGGTGTAAAATATGGCACGTACCGTAGTTAACGTAACAGCTTCATCAACCCTAGATGGTAGAGATATTTCTGCAGATGGCACAAAGCTTGATGGAATAGAAGCAAATGCAACAGCGGATCAAACTGCTGCAGAAATTAAAAGTCTAGTAGAAGCTTCTTCTGATATTGCCCTTGCAGGCAATCCTACAACCACAACTCAATCAAGTGGTAATAGCTCAACTCGAATCGCAACAACTGCATTTGTAGCAGATGCTACAAGTGGGTTAGCAACAGATTCAAACTTAAATAGTAAAGCCCCTATTGCAAGCCCTACATTTACTGGAGTCCCGGCGGCACCAACTGCAAGCTCTGGAACAAATACAACTCAGATAGCAACTACCGCCTTTGTTACAACAGCGGTAGCGGGTGCAACAATTGATGGAATTAGCAGTAGTGCAGATGCTACTGCAATTACGATTGACTCTAGTGAGCGAGTAGGTATTGGCACTACGAGTCCTGCTGACGAGCTTCATGTAAATGCTACATCAGCTAATATAAATATGCGGCTCACAAGAGACACAAACACTGGCGCGAGAATAAGCGGCTCTGAAGGCGCAAGCACTCCTGTTATTAAATTTGACACCATAGCATCAGGAACTGCTACAGAGCGTATGCGGATTACCAGTGCTGGTAGCGTAGGTATTGGTACTACAAGTCCTATTTCTCCGCTAGACGTTAAAGGTACAGCTCCTATAGTGACCGCAAATTCAAATGTGTTTGCAAGTTCTGGAAATGGCACGGGGTTTGGTATTTATCGATCTGCTTCTGGAAGAACGGCTGGTTACACATGGACTATTGAAAATGTTATCGCTAGTGGCGGCTCTTCAGGTTCAGATTATCAAATAGATAATCTTGTATTTAAAAACAGAGCATCAGTAAGTGACTCATCTCTTACGGAGCGTATGCGTATTTCTAGCGCTGGTAACGTCGGTATTGGTACTACGAGTCCTACAGCAAACTGTAAGTTACATATAGCAGATGCAGATGCACAGATAGAACTCGAAGGAACTGGTGGATCAAATAGTGGATTTATTGATTTTGATGGCACTAATTTGCAGCTTTCCACAAATAGAAATATGAAAGACGGTGCTTTTTCTAACACAGGAAAAAGTAATGCGTCCATTCTATTACTAGGACCTTCTGGCGGTTCGACAATTAGATTCTATACCGCAAGTGCTAATAATACTACTGCCTCAGAGCGTATGCGTATTGATAGCAACGGAACTGTGGGGGTAGGTGTAACACCTGCAACTGATTTTAGTGAGGATGGTTTTCAAATAGGCGCTAGAGGTACGTTACATGGTGGCACGTCTTATACCGGATATGCCTTTAATGCCTATCCTACAGATGCCGGGTGGTCTGCAAAATATACAACAACAGATGAGGCTTCACTTTATTTGCAAGGCGCTGGCTTTCACCTTTGGTATAGCGCCGTTTCAGGTACAGCAGGTACAGCAGTAACGTGGCAAGAGAGTATGCGTATTGATACCTCTGGTAACTTGCTGATTGGCAAAACTGCTACAAATTTTTCAAACGATGGTTTAGAGCTACGCGGCGGGGGTGATGGCAGGCTTTATGTCACTAATACTGATGACGCTTCTACTGTATTTAGGCGCGATGGCTCAAATGGAATCATTCAATATTTTTACAGAGCAAACAACTTTGTTGGGAGCATTTCTGTATCAACTACGTCAACAGCTTACAACACATCATCAGATGAACGTCTTAAAGAAAACATCGTAGACGCATCAGCGGGTAACATTGATGCTATTCGTGTACGTTCGTTTGATTGGAAGGCCGATGGCGTTCACCAACCGCATGGAATGATTGCACAAGAGCTTGTCGATGTTGCACCTGAAGCAGTGACGCAAGGTAAAACCAATGATGATATGTGGCAAGTAGACTACAGCAAGCTAGTCCCAATGATGATCAAAGAAATTCAAGATTTACGCGCAAGAGTAGCGCAACTGGAAGGAGCATAAATTATGGCACACACATGGACTATATCAACGATGGACTACGATGTTACGCAGGGAGATAAGAGCAATGTTGTAACGTGCATACACTGGCGTTGTTCAAAAATTGATGGGGATCACTCTGGCTCATCCTACGGAACTGTAGGACTTGAAGCGCCTAGTGGTACGTTTGTCGAGTGGGCTGATATTACCGAAGCAACGGCTATTGGCTGGGCTAAGGCGGCGATTGGCACTGATGAAGTAACCGCTATCGAAGCCGGTATTGACGCACAGATTGCAGAGAAAGCTACGCCTACTACTGGCGCTGGCACTCCTTGGTAGTCCAATATATTTCAGTCTTACAAGCAGCAATTGACGCAAACTCATAAAATGAGTAAGAAACTAGATGTAGGTCTAGTTAGGAGATAGCAATGCCAGGACATTATGGTGGTGGTAAAAAGCGTAAGAAGAAAAAGCGTACAAAAAAGAAAATGTCTATGAATGGAGGCTATAAGAAAGCTAAAAACGGCGGACTTACAGCAAAGCAAAAGAAACTGCCCATGGCTTTGCAGAAAGCAATTCTGCGAAAGAAGCGGCGTAAAAAGTAATGGCTATGCGTAAAACCTACAGGGGCCGAAAGGCCCCTAAGGGTTATCACTTTATGCCCGGCGGCAAGTTGATGAAAGACTCTGCCCATAAGAGGAAGAAGAAACGTGGCCGTAAGAAAAAGAAAAAGTACTAAGAGAAAAGCAGCACCTAAAAGAAAGGCAAGACCTCTAAGTGCTTCTACAAAAGCTACTCTAGCTCGCAAAGCAAAGAATAGTAGATTTACTTTGGGACAGCTTACAAGAGTATATCGAAGAGGCCAAGGAGCTTTTTTGTCCTCTGGTTCAAGATCCGGAGCATCTATGGCAGCTTGGGCCATGGGTCGAGTAAACTCCTTTATTCGAGGAGGTCACTCCCAAGATAATGATATCAAGAGAGGAACTCGTGGCAAAAAGAAAACGACGAAAAAGCGTACCAAAAGATAAGAGAACTGGTATTCCAAAAAAGTATTTGAGTGGCACTTCGGGAAGTAGAAGAGCAGAACTCGCTAGACTTATTAAAAGAATATCTAAACTTTATAAGGAAGGTAAAACTGTACCTCGATCCCTAATTAAACGACGAGTAGAATTAGGCAAGAAGAAAAAACGTGCCCGTAAGAAAAGTTAAAGGAGGGTATCGCTGGGGAAAGTCTGGAAAACTTTACAAGACTAAAGCAGCAGCGGAAAGGCAGGGTAGAGCAATCTACGCCTCAGGATATAAAAATGGCTCACGCAAAAAGAGGAAAAAGTCTACTAAAAAGAGCAGGCGTTAAAGGCTACAATAAGCCAAAGCGCACTCCGAGACACCCGAAAAAGTCACATATAGTTGTGGCAAAAGTTGGGCACAAAGTAAAAACTATTCGCTTTGGTCAGCAGGGTGCAAAGACTGCAGGCAAGCCTAAAAAGGGCGAGAGCCAAGCTATGAAAAGAAAGAGAGCTTCTTTCAAGGCCCGGCACCGTAAGAATATAGCTCGTGGAAAAATGAGTGCGGCTTACTGGGCAAATAAGGTGAAGTGGTAATGGCAGAAGAAGAAGTAGTCACAGCCGATAAATCAGTTGTAGACAAAATGGATATAAATGGCGATGGCCATATATCCCAGCGAGAGATGGAGCTAGACCTTGAGTTTAAAAGAAAAGAGTATGAAGATGCTGATGCGATGCGCGATGCCCAAAGAAATATGGCTTGGTTTGCTTTGCTTGGTATGTTGGTATATCCTTTCGCTGTGGTTGGTGCTCAAGTTGCAGGATACGAGCATGCTGCGGATGTCCTCGGAGACATGGCACCGACCTATTTTGTGGCTGTAGCTGGTCTCGTTGCTGCATTCTTCGGAGCAACTGCTTGGAGTAAAAAATGATTGCTGATCTCATGGTAACTTTCTGGCAGCCAGTAGTTGTTGGAGTACTTATAATTATTGGTTTTTTAATTAGTAAATTTGATGGTCAAGGAGAAAATCGCGTAGGCTTTGAGTATATGGAAATGCCTGTAATGAAGCCTATCAAAATTTGTACTGCTGATAAAGGATTCTGGAAAGCAATCTGGATGTGGCTCACAGGAGTTCGTCGCTGGCAGCTTGCAGAAGATTTTTACTACTTCTTAGATGGCGAAGAGTATATTATCGAAAAAGGTTTTGAATTTGATGGTGCTTCTGTACCCAAGTTTCTTGCTATGTGGCTTTCTCCTACTGGAGTTCTGCTCATGGGAGGTTTAGTACATGACTATGGTTACAAGTACGGAGAACTCACAATTGCTGACAATGGAGAAGCAGTAAAAAGAAATCAAAAAGAAATGGACTTAATTTTTAGAGATATTTGTATTGAACAAAATGGGTTCAAATTATTAAATTACTTAGCCTACTGGTCTTTACGACTCTTTGGCTTTGTTGCTTGGAACAGGCATAGGAAAAATGATTGAATTTTGGAGATGGCTGAAATCTTTATTTATTAAAGAATATCAGGTTACAATATGGGTTGATCCAATGAAAAAGACAGAGTACTTTTTTCGTACAATTAATAAAGTATCTCCGACTCATATAAAAGGAAAGCTTGCATCTGGAGAGTTATTTGAGCTTCATACGCAAGATAAATTTAACTATCAAATTGTGGAAAAAGAGCCATGTTGGGACTAATTAAAATGCTTCCACTGTTAGCAGTTGTAGGTGCAGGAGCATATGGATACCACACGCTGGAAGTAGGAAAAAGAGAAACAACTATTGCCCAGCTAGAAAAAAATAATGTAGTACTAAAAGAAAATTCTATGCGTTTGGAAACTGCACTCGAAACTGAGACAGCTTCAAGAGAGCGTGCAGAACAAAATCTACAAGTACAGTTAGAGGCTGTGGCAAATCTAACAGAAAGGAATACAGAGATGCAAGCAGAGATGGATGATTATTTATCTATCTTTAAACGACATGATCTTACTAGATTAGCGAGAGCTAAACCAGGTCTTGTAGAGCCCAGAATCAATAACGGTACAAAAAAAGTTTTTGAAGCGATAGAAAATGATAGTATAGAGGTGGAAAATGCGGATAGCAACTAGTTTTTTAATGATAGTATTTTTATCTGGTTGTTCTTTTTTGAAAAATGACCCTCTACCAACCCCCGAACCTGTCATAAAAACAGTTACAGAATATAAAACACTGGAAATCTATCAGCCTCAGCTCCCTAAAAGAATAGATTTACAAGATGTAGAATTTTTTGTAGTGACAGAAAAAAATTTCGAAGAGCAGTTTGAAAAAATTTCAAAAATGCAGGATGGTACATTTGTAATTTTTGGAATGACTCCTCAAGACTATGAGAATATGGCATATAATCTTCAAGAGCTGCGCAGATATATTCGGCAACAGAAAGAAATAATTATTTACTATCGAGATGCAACAAAAATAGAGCAGTAACTTATGGCAGTTGAAGTAAGCAGAAGGGATGTTCCTTCCGAAAAGATTATCGATTTACAATCTGAGACAAGGTTTCTAAAGCTACCAGTAGATCCTTATTTGGATCTACTCGGCATTGAACCTCTACCGTCTCAAAAGGCGATCATTAACGCGATAAATAATGACAAATACCGCTTTGTCTCAGCAGCAATTTCAAGAAGGCAAGGCAAAACATACATCGCGAACATAATTGGGCAATTAGTATCATTAGTACCCAACTCTCATATCTTAATTATGTCTCCGAACTATGCCTTGTCTCAGATTTCTTTCGACTTACAGCGTCAACTTATTAAGCATTTTGACTTAGAGGTAGCAAAAGATAACGCAAAAGACAAAGTAATTGAACTGACTAATGGGTCTACTATACGTATGGGATCTATTAATCAGGTTGATTCTTGTGTGGGTAGAAGTTACGATCTGATTATTTTTGATGAGGCAGCACTTGCTGACGGTAAAGAAGCTTTTAATGTAGCTCTTCGACCGACTCTTGACAAAGACAACTCGAAAGCACTTTTTATATCTACTCCTCGAGGTAAGAACAATTGGTTCGCAGAATTTTTTAACAGAGGGTTTTCAAATGAATTTCCAGAATGGGCATCAATCAGAGCAACTTTCCGTGACAATCCGAGGATGTCTGAAACAGACGTTGAAGAAGCTCGGAAAAGTATGTCCGAAGCCGAATTTCGACAGGAATATGAAGCTGACTTTAATACTTATGAAGGCCAGATATGGAATTTCAATCACGAAAAGTGTATCGCAGATAACCAAGAACTCGAACTCAAAGGATTTGATGTATTCGCAGGCTTAGACGTAGGTTATAGAGATCCTACTGCTTTTTGTGTACTTGCATACAACTGGGACGAAAAAGTTTACTACTTGTTAGATGAGTATTTAGATGCAGAACGAACAACAGAACAACATGCTGTCGAAATTCGTAGGCTTATGGAAAAATGGGATATTGATTACATCTACATTGATTCAGCGGCTCAGCAAACTCGATTTGACTTTGCTCAGAACTATGACATTACAACAGTTAATGCTAAAAAGTCTGTACTGGATGGCATTGCTCATGTCGCTGGTATTGTTGATAATGACTTGCTATTTGTCGATCAAAAATGTAAGCACTCTCTAATGTCTTTAGATCAGTATCAATGGGATCCAAATCCAAATCTAGCAAGAGAAAAGCCAAAACATAATATGGCATCACACATGGCAGATGCACTTCGATATGCATTATATTCGTTTGAAACCTCAGTTACTAGTTTCTAATTTTAACCAACTCAAAAATAGTAGTTGACAATTTAGTTCCCTCGAGATATAATTTCGGTAATAAAAAGTAATAGATTCAAAGATGAAAGAGCTGAAACGAGATCCCGTAAAGTACATTCGGGACAAAGCAAAAGCAAGGTACGAAAAAGGAACCGAGTGCTATATTTGCGGGAAGGAAACAGAGTTAGACTTTCATCATTACTATAGCTTAAGTCCCCTCCTGTACAAGTGGGTCGAAGAAGTAGGATACGATTTACAGGATATAAGGGAGTTTCGCGATGAATTTATTAATGAACACATTGAAGAGCTTTACGATTATACTGTAACTCTCTGTCATACGCACCATTTAAAATTACATTCTATTTATGGGCGGAATCCCACCCTGCACTCAGCCCCAAAGCAGCAGCGCTGGGTAGAGATTCAAAGAGGAAAGCATGGCTTGGTATAATAACATATTCGGCGGAGGAAAGAAGAAGGAAGAAGCCGACTTAGAAAAGTTGAATCCAATTCAACAATACCTGGGCCAAACAAGTGAGTCATCTCGTGAGTTTACTGCAAACTATGAGCAGTTCTACGAGAACCTAGAAATTGTTAATCGAGGTGTAAACCTTATTGTAGATGATGTTGCAGAGATTCCTGCAACAGTCAATCGAGTAGCAACAAATGGCGTTATAAAAGGTCTTCGACGCGCACGTGTCGATTCTCTTTTAAATAAGGAACCTAATCTTTTTCAAGATATTAGTTCCTTTAAGCGTAACTTAGTTACTGACTTTCTTCTCGATGGTAACATTTTTATCTATTTTGATGGCGCTCATTTATATCATCTTCCCGCAGATAATGTAACAATTCATGCGGATAGTAAAACGTATATTGAAAAGTATACTTATAATGATGTAGACTACGCTCCCGAAGAGATTATACACATAAAAGAAAATTCTTTTTATTCAATCTTTCGAGGAACATCAAGACTCAAGCCTGCGGTAAGAACAATGCAACTTACCACAAATATGAGAAAGTTTCAGGATAACTTTTTCAAGAACGGAGCAGTTCCAGGTCTTGTACTAAAGTCTCCAAATACTTTGTCAGAAAAAATTAAAGAGCGCATGATTCAGTCTTGGACTATGCGTTATCGCCCAGACGCAGGTGGTAGACGACCTCTAATTCTTGATGGCGGTATTGAAGTCGACGAGATTTCAAATGTAAACTTCAGAGAGCTAGATTTCCAAGTAGCTATTGCTGAAAATGAAAAAATTATTTTAAAAGCATTGGGAGTACCACCAATTATGTTGGACTCTGGTAACAATGCAAACATTCGTCCAAACATGAGAATGTACTATCTTGAAACGGTACTTCCAATTGTACGAAAAATAAATGCAGCATACTCTAGATTTTTTGGATTTGAAATCTCAGAAGATGTAACAGATATTCCTGCTTTGCAACCTGAGTTGCGAGATGCAGCTTCATACTATACTGCCCTTGTAAATGGCGGTATTATTACAATAAATGAAGCAAGAGACTCTCTGGGTTATGAAACTCTTGATGGACAAGATGATATTCGTGTCCCACAAAATATCGCAGGAAGCGCAGTAAACCCAGACGAAGGAGGTCGACCAGAGGAATCTAATGATAACGAGGAATAGAAAACACAGGTTAGTGCGAGAGCTTGGATTATTCTTTGCCGAAAATGGTGGAGTATTGACAGCAAGAGATTATAAAAACTCTAATCTGCGTCCCAAGCATCTAACAATGAAAGAAATTTTAAGAGTAATGGGTTCTTATACCACAGCAGTAAGTTGGATAGAGAAGTACGAACCCGAACTGTGGAATACCATTCACGGTATTAAACCAGCCCCCGAACCTAAGAAGGAGAAAGATCCCTTAGAGAAGCTGGCTAAGAAAACAGGAAAAGAAGATGGAAAAGATATTTAATCTTACTTCTACTTTCAAAGCCTTTGAAGAGGACGATGGCGGCGTCCACATTTGTGGAATGGCCAGTACTCACGATACTGACCGTGCTGGTGATGTAATTGCAGCCGAAGCATGGACAAAAGGTGGACTTCAAAACTTTGAAAAGAATCCAATTATTTTGTTTAATCATGATTATAATAAGCCTATTGGCAGAGCTACAGGACTAAAAGTTAACGATAATGGTCTTGAGCTTAAAGCAAAAATTTCTAAGTCTGCTCCCGATCATGTAGCAGAACTAGTTAAAGAAGGTATCCTTGG